TAAACTGATTGAAGCACTTGCCCGGTTTAGCGCAACCGCAGTTGTACCGATGTAAACCGTTGAGTTTCCTAAAACTGAGCTTGGAATCGTACCGCTTAAGTTTCCAGCAGTCAGACTTGTCAAACTCGCCCCAGATCCGCTAAACCCTGTTGAAGTTAAAACGCCCGTGCTAGGGTTGTACTGTAATTTAGTGGAACTTGTGTATTCTGTGGATAAGTTTCCGCTAGTCTGGTTAGCAAATAATGGGTATCTTGTGCCGTTAGTGGTCGTGTCATCCGTGACCGATGCGTAACTAACTGGAGTTGCCCATGTTGGGGCGCTTGAACCGTTAGACTGTAAAAACTGCCCGGTTGTCCCAGCTGCGCTGATTGCCATAGCCGAAGCGGTTGAATAAACAACTCCCCCAGCAATCGCAGTCAGGTTAGCGTTTGTGCCCCCATAACCCAATCCAATGACGTTACCGCTCCAAGAAACCGACCCTGAAATACTGCTTGCTGAATTAAAGTTTAAGGTCGCAGTACCCCAAGATGCCGTGCTTGGAACATAAGAATGTACGTCCCAAGTGCCGTTTGTCGTGCCATTAGTTAATAAGATTAGATGCGCTGCGCCCCCAGCTTGCAATGCTAATAACGATGTACTGCCATCATGGGCGTTAATCTGAACCGATGAATACGTTATGTTATTGTTAAAGTAAAACGTATCGCCAACCGTTAGGGTTGTCGCATCAGGCATATTAAACGTCTGGGATGTAACTGTCCCGTTAACGATTTGATACTGAGAAGACGAAATTGTTAAGTTGATCGGGGTAGAAGATGCGGTTGTGGTGGTTGTATTTGGAATAAAGTTATTAGCAAATACGTTTTGATTTGAATCCCGTAAAACGACAGAATTAGCCCCACTTGATGCCGTAACCCCAGTTCCACCGCTAGAAACCCCTAAAGTTCCTGCTAAAGTCACCGCCCCGTTTGTTGCCGTGCTTGGTGTCAACCCAGACAAAGACGTTTGGAATGTGGATACAAAATTACCCGATAACGCTGAAGTTGGGATGGTTGTTGAAGCAGTCATTGCCCCTGTACCGTTCCCGTAAACGTAACCAGTTAAAGTTGTTGCCCCAGTTCCACCATTGGACGGATTTAACGTGCCTGCAAGCGTTATAGTCCCGGTTGTAGCCGTGTTCGGGGTAAAGCCTGTTGTTCCCCCACTAAAACTTAAAACGCCCGTGTTAGCGATTGTGACCGCCGTAGAACCGTTGTAACTTGACCCAGATAACCCTGTTCCAATTGTCAAAGCATTGGGATTTACTGCGGTAATCGTTGCAGAACCACCCAAACTGATATTGCTACCATTGATCGTAATTGAACTGTTTGTCAGCCCAGAATTAGGGATTGTGGCGTTGATTTGACTTGGGGCAATGCTAATCGAGGTATTGGTTACCGATGTAACCTGACCCGAAGCGTTGGTAACGAACACAGGAACACTTGAAGCAGACCCGTAAGTCCCTGCCGTGCCGACTGGCGTAATACTAAAAGTGTATGAGGAAAGCGTTAAACCTGTGCCTGCAAAATAAGATGCTGCGCTTGCCAGTTGCGACCATGTGACTGGGGTCGTTCCTAGCGTTCCACCTGTGGAAATGGTACAAACCCAACCCGAATTAGCCTGTGTTGAGCCGTTTTGAATAAATGTAAACGCTGAAATTAAGCTATTCCATGTGTTTGCATCGCTTGATCTAGCCCAAGTTCCTGAAGCAGCAACATAAATACCGTTTTCTGCTTGATTTGTCTGGTTTTTTACTAATACCCGGTCACCAACCAATGTTGTATATCCGTCAATGGTCTGTAATCCGCTCAGAGTGAGGTTTCCAGTAGAAGCACATTGACATTCAGCCTTGATTGCATATCCTTGAACGAACATATCAACATAGTTTTTGTTGACCAAATCAGTTGGGTTGCTCGGTGTCGTTGAAATAGACCCGGTTGTAGTCTGAATATTAGTAAAAACCCCAGTAGACGGTGTAATCAGCCCGATTGTGGTGCTGTTAATCGTACTGTTGGTTATGTTTAAACCGCTTTGTGATGGGTTTAAAGTCGCATAAAAAGGCTTTCCTTGCCCTATAAAAGTGTTAAAACTACCATCCAAATTAAAATATGCCTGAACGGGCAGGATATTTTGGTCGGACGTTAGGGCAGGAGCACTCATAATTAATATGGGATACAAGTCATAACTATCACATCACCAGCAGACATATTGGCTGCTAGTCCAGAAGTAATGCTAAAACCCGTCATAGTTACTGACGTTGTAGTGCTTGCGGTTTGTTGTAAAAACAAACCAGAACCATTAGTAACGTCATTGGCTAAACACATCCAGCCGTTTGGAGCAGCTGGAAGCGTTAAAGTACCTGAAGCAGCACCACCGCTACCAACCGTTACGGCAAAACAATTTGTACTTACGCCCTTGATTGAGGGTGCAGTTCCAAATCCGCTTGCAATAATAGGTTGAGTAGCAAAAGTGTTTACAGGAGTTGTGTTTGGGGTATTAGTAAATGCAACTTGATTGGTCATGATTGATCTGCCATCGGAGTTACATAAACCGTTGCTGTGCTTGTCCCACAAATAGCACTTACCGCAAATCCGTTAGGAGGTACGGCAATAACCATCGGAGAGGACATGGAAACGCCAAGCATGACCACTTGCTGGGGTGTCCCAGAAACAGGCATGACTGGAGTTGTAGGCGTTACGGAATTTAAAGCGTTAGCCTCAGAAATCGTAAGCGCCACAGGGTTAGCGGATGTGTTCAGGAAAGCACAGTAGTTAATTTGGTCGTTCCCTGCTGGGGTGACGGTCAAAGCACTAGAGGCAGTCGTTGAAACCGCTATTGCGTAAGATGGACCAACTGGTCTAAAAACGCTTGTATTTGCCATGATTAAACTGCCGTTACAGGAAGTGGACCTTCTGCACGGGTAATTTGAATAATGTACTGACCAGATGCAGGAACTGCTGAAGCGTTTGCAGTCAGGTTACCGTACTGAATTGTCAAAACGTTATTTGTCAGGCAATCTGCTTCGGCAATAAATACACCAGCAGTTTGGTTACCTACAACGCCTTGAACAACAATCAAATCAGTTGTCAGCAAACCGGGAACTGTATAGGTCACAGCTGAGGTTGTGTTGGCAGCCAAAGTATTGGAAGCGTTGGAGAATGTGGGAGATATATAAAACGTGCTTAGAGCATTTCCACGGGCTATTGTGGTAGATGGCATGATTTTTCCTTTGAAAAACTAGATTAATTGTACCGATAAAAACAGAAAAAGCCACCCCTTTTGGAGGTGACTTTCCCCATTTTTAGCTGCGATTAGCTGAAATCGTAGCCATAAACATATACGTCACCTGTACCAGTTGCGCCAGAGGCGGTTGTTACGTCTGCGTATAGAGTTTGGTTAGCGTAGGAAAGGCTGGTTGATGATGAATCAAGATAAGCTGTTCCTAATACTGAAGTTGACAAAGCAGCGATTTGAGCTGTTGTCAAAGCACCAAACAAACTTGAGGGTGAACCCACGTTTGTAGTAGTAATGCTCAGAGCTGTACTTGTGGATAAAGAAACAACTGAACCAGCGTTATTAACGTTAGTTACGATTAGTTCTTTAGGCAAATAAGCAGTAGTATTATTTACTGGGATTGGTGTGAAACCGACAGCATTCAAGTTAACGCCTTTAACTACACCAATCAAACGCAGGGCTTGGTTGGTGGTGACATTACTTGGATGTGCCGATACTGTGGTTGCTGGTCCTGGATTACTCATTTTGTGTTTCCTTTAAATAAGTTTAGGCTGCAATACGGCATGAGAGTTCAGGATAGAGCGGTGCCCATCCGTATAGAACGTCAAGTCGAGTCGGTATTGAATCGTTGTTGATGGTGTACTGCCTCACAACCCTCATGGAAAGTCCAATTTCTTTATCGCTTGCACGACCAGCAAAATGGACCCCCTCTGGCAGCTCGAGATCGGCTACGGCTAAGGTGAAAGCATTTCTGTGCATCATGATGTTTTGTGGTGACAATGTACCTGTGTTGTTGAATGGTGTTACAACAGCAGTAGTAGATGTAGAACCGATCACGATTGTGTTTTGGAACTGACCACCGATAATGATTGCAGGAGAAACAACGATGTTTGTTGCATTTGTACCTACTGTTGTAGTAGATTGAACAACAAAGTTACGCAACTTGCCTGAACCATAAGCCTGACGGTTTTGTGGGTTGGTTGCATATAGACCAGCAATTTGGAAAGTATCACCAGCGTTCAATGTAGAAGCTGAAGATGCTTTAATTTGAATTGTGGAATACTGTGCCCAGCCACTTGTCAAATAACCAACTTGAGCAGTTGTGTCAGCAGACAATGTGTTGCCAGAATAAGAACCGAAAGTTTGTGCAACCACGTTTTGGTCGAGCTTCCAGTTAACACCAGCAGAATCACGTCCCATCAAACCTTTACGGTACTGTTCGCCAATCGCTTCTTGTGGAACAAACAAACCTTTTAAGCTGTCAACAATTGTTGCAGATGTAAATGGCTCGATGATACAAGATCTACGACCGTCTCTTGGTGCGCCTTCAGAGTCAAGATAAGCACCAGCCGTTAAGAAGGTGATTAATCCTGTTGGAGGTGTACCAGCAGTTCCAACGATGTTGGCAGTTTGAAGAGCAGCAACGTTCAAACCATCACGGTCAATCTTGTTAGCAATTGCAGCGACAGCAGGCTTCAACACACGGTCACTAAACATATCTAAAGATAATGCAAGATCCTGCGTGGTGAATTGAGTATCAACGTGAAATTGCGTACTCAAAGTTACTGGCACAGAAGTTTCGTTAAAGTCTTCAACATTAAGCGCTGGACCCGTAGTACCGATGAACCTACCGGGGCGGCGAACGTTGACAGTATTTCCAATCTTCGCACCCACGACCGCAAACTGGTCATCATAGTTACGATCTACTTCTGAAGTGAATGTAAGTTCGTTCTCCAAGACCATCAACGCTTCGTTTGTGATCTTGGAAATCGTCAACAGATTATTTGACATTTTGTTTCCTTTTAAAGATTGTGTTACCTAATCTTACCGGCACGTCTTAGTTCTTTCCATTGAGCTGGTGTACCCGTAAACTCCCCATCGGAAGTTAAAGGTACGTCAACGTTAGAACCTCCACGAATCGGTGTGATAGGCGCTGGAGCATTGCTCTTTTTTACGACAGGCTTGACTTCAGGGGCTTTTTCAAACCTAGCCTCTATCCTTCCAATCTCTCTTAATGCGCTGACCACAGACAGACCATTGATCTTCTCGGCTACTTCGGGATTCTCTGCCAGATGGTAAAGAATCTTTGCACCTACATCGCTTTCAAGAATTGCATCTCTTACTTGATCGCTGACGGTGATGTCGCTTGAGGCAACCATAGCTTCGTAATCAGGTAATTCAGACTTAGCCGCTTCAACTTTTGATTTCCATGCTTCATTGAGCTTTTGGCGTTCTTCAGTTTGTTTGCGTTCAGCCTCAATTTTGTCCCTGTTTTTCAGCGCATTATCAGCCGCGTATTTCGCTAATTCCCTTGCGTATTCAAAGGCATCAGTAAAGTCACCCGGCTGTGGCTCTCGATCTGGGTCTTCTACCTTTACAGGTTGAGTTGCCTTTTCTTGAGCCTTTAAACGTTCTTCTAACTCATTAGCTCTTTGGCGCTCCCTTTCAGCTTCCTGACGGGCTTGCTCCCTTTGCTTGGTAAGTTCAGAAAATCGCTTTTCGAGCTTCGGATTCGGCTTTTTTTCCGTTTCCTCTGTCGTTTTGGCTGGTTCTGCTTCTGGTTCACTCTGCGGAGTTTCTGCTACTGGCTCGGGAGTTTCCTCAACCGCCACAGTCTCAGGCTCTTTAGCTAAACCTAACTTTTGAGCATAAAATTCGCCACTATTTTCACTCGTCAATACAGACGATGCTTCTTTCTCAGACATAGGTTACCCTAAGAATTAACCCCGTCTACCTGACGGGTAAGGTTTTGGGCTTTGCCCGAAATCATTTGTTTTTCATTAATGCTTCCATATGTGAAAAAGCAGCACTTTCGTGATTTTCAGCATATTTATGTTCTTTTTCTTTTCTATATGCTTTTGCAGCTTCTCTATGAGCTGACATTCCTTCAGCAGATGGAAAATTTTTAGCGGTTATTCCCCAAGCTCTATCAGCTAATTCACCAGCAGATAGTTTTGGTTGTTTTTTCTTTGATAATTCATTTCTATCAAATTCGGCTTTGTTTTGACTTGTTACGGTTGGCATTACACAGCCCTTTCTGTTGTTTCTAATGACGCTTGATGCGCTGAGATTCTATCAATCTGTGCCAACATCAAAGCCACCTGAGCCTTAATGTTTTCAACTTCAAGTTGTGTTTGTGCTTTGAGACTTGCATCATCTGCCTTGCCCTGAATATTAAGCTCGGCAACGTACTTACGCTCTGCGTCTCGCATCTCAATGTCGTGTGCCTTAGCAGTTTGGCGCATAAGTTCACGTTTGGTCTCATTGTCCTGCTTGACTTGCTCAATGTCAGACCTTTGCTGCATAGCCAACTGCATAGCCTGCATTTGTTGTTGCATCTGCTGAACTTGTGCCTGCGCTTGCTTAATCATCATCTGAGCCTGTGGTGGAATCTCAGAATGTTCGTCAATCTGGCTAAGTGGGTTCATTGCAGCAAGTCTATCGGCAATGGTTTCAGCACCGGGGAAGTCCATATTCCTGAACACCAAGTCCCCAGCAACGTTAAATAGCTCTGGTTTAGCAAGTAAAGGCATCATCGCATCAACCGCTTCTTGACGCTTGGAGTTGTAACCCGGTCCAGTTTCCATAACCACGTCATATTGACCCACAGTTACGTCATTTTTAACCCGTCCAACCGCATCTCGCTCATTAATTGTCAATAGCTCAGGTCTGCCGTCATCCCCAATAATCCTCATCATCCTTTGGACATCGTAAATCTTGGGAATCAGATCAAGAATGATTTTTCCAACGTGACACATTGACTTTGTAAGATTGTCGTAAAGGTCAAAGTTTGTCAGGTCAACTTGCATTTGCTGACCATTTAACGCTTTACCAGACATATTTCCGGGCAATTGTTGGCTTGGATCGTAAATTCCAATAATCGTTGCCATGTCGTTGTTAATCTCTTGCGCCGCAGCCATAACCCCAGCTGGAGGAGGTTCGGGTTGAAGTCTAATCGGTGGTGGCGCAGGGTTTCCGTCAATATCGGTCTGTTTATAGCGCAAAACAGCCATTGACTTAATGTTTGCAGCAGCCCAGTCCAACTCATGACCTTCGTCTTGACCCTCTGCCATCACCCATTTAGCTTTAGGAGCTAGGGCAACAGACTCGGTTAGTGACGTAATCCAATAGTTGTATAGTCTTTGACTGTCTTTAGCATGGCGAACCATACCAAATTTCTTACGCTTGTCTCCGATGACAACATGCCGACCGTAAACAGGCACGATTGGAATGTAATACCCAGCCCAATCACGTTCTTCTAAAACCTGAATAGCGGTGAGTTTCTTCCATTTAATCGTCTTTTTAACGGATTGACGTTCATTTAGGATTTGTAAGCCTGCTAATTCAATGCGCTCAAAGAAATCCTTGCCATCTGCGAATCTTGATGACCCGTCAGACAATTGATATAAAGTGGCTTTTTCCCGAACTGTGTAGAAGTATTCGGCAATCCTGATATCTTCTTTGGTAATCCATTCAGATTGAGAATCGCCTGTGCCTCGGGGTAAAAATGATGTCTCATCTGCATCAGGATACATTTCCCTGAACGTAGATTTTGGAATCATTGTGGTAATTAGGCATCTTTCCTGATCTGACCCGTCAACTGCGATTGAGTTGGGGTCCATGTAAACGGTGAACGGATTGTCAATAGGATCAATGTAAATCTCTTGATCGAAAGAGTCTTCCCTTACATATCTATGGTCAACTCGTATATATCCCCAACCCATCCGTACAGCATAATTGTAAGCATTATCATAAGCATTATCAGCATTTGAATTTACCTCAATGTGTCTAATCATTCCCTGAACGACTTTAGCGTCCGCTGCGTCTTGAACTGTATTAGTCGCATGAACCCT